CGTCAGGTCCACCGGCTCCTCTGCCAGGATTGCCGCCGCCATCGGATCGCGTGACTCGCGCAGCACCCTCTGCACGTTGCGGTAGATGCGCTTCTCGGCTGGCGTCATCTCACTGACGTCGACCGTTTTCGTAAAAGGGGCGAACACGCTCCGCACCCCCTCGGCGGAGCTCACGCTCTTCAGGCCTGCCGCGATCTCTGCCGCCACGTCTGCGTCGATGACGTCAGACTCGAAGCCGACGGCCGCCCGACCGCGTGCCTTGAACGCCTTCAGCGCCTTACGCTCCCAGCGCCGCAGCTCGGCCTTCATCCCCTCCTCTTCCATCTCCGCTTCGAGCTGCGCGTCGGCCGCCTCACGCTCTTCGTCTTCGACCTGCTTCTCGATCATGTCGCCGAACTGCTTATCCGTCATCGGCTCCGGCCCGGCGGCTTCCTCTTTCGCCACGGCCGCCTGCTGGACCGCCGCGTCTGCCGGCGTGCTGATGATCGGCTGCTGCTTCTGCACTTCGGTGAGGAGCATCAGGCCGCGCACGTCGCCGAGTGCGTCGTACTTGAACCGCGCACGCAGCTCGTCCACCGTCAGCACCGTGCTCAGCGTCGTGAACTCCTGCAATTCGAGCGCCCGGTTGCGCGGCCGGATGTCTTCGAAAACCGCACGGTGACCGGGGTAGTAGCGGTCGATCAACTGGCTGTTCATGTCCTCGGCCAGCATCACCAGCTTCGGCCAGACCGCGTTCTCGATGAACGTCGCCTTCGCGCCCTCCGAGTTCGCCCTAGTGGCGTCCTTGGCGAAGTAGCCTTCCGGGATGCCGAACGCCGTCAGCACTGCCCGTTCGGTGAACTGCCGGCCGCTGAGAAACTCCATGTCCTTCTGACTGCGGCCGAACTCCTGCCACTCGATGTCGCCGCTGCGTGCGACGGCGATGCGCCGGTTGCCGCTGCCGAAGAAGTCGAAGATCTCCTGCCGGATGCGCTGCATGTCCGTGTCCAGCGTGTCACGCGGCACGCTGATCAGGCCGCTCGGTACGGCGTTCTCTTTCGCGAAGAACGCCCGGTTCCAGCGCGCCATCGCGATGTCGCCCTCAACCTCCGTCATGATCGACGCCAGTGGCGAGAGGCCGCGCCGCAGATCGAACGGGTTCGGCAGCCGGCTGTAGACGATGTACTGCGTCGGGATCGGGATGGCCGCCCGCTGCGGGTCCGGCTGCCAGAGGTAGCCGTCGATGAACAGCTTCGGGTCCGGCTTCGGCGCGATGAACCAGGACGGCACCGGCCACAGCTCAGCGATGCCGTTCGCGCCAGGGATGACGTAGAGGTAGGCTTCGCCGGTGAGCAGCAACTGGAACGTCCAGAACTGCATCAGGAACGAGCGGCCCATGTACGGGTTGGGAGACTCCCAGCGCACCTCGAACGGATGGTTCGCGACTTCCTCGTCGTCCTCACCGACGCGCTTGACGACCTGCAGCACGGAGGCCGACGCTTCCTGCGCGATGGCGTTGACGGCGCGATAGACGAGGTAGGACGTCATCGCCGTGCGTGCCGGCATCTGGTCGTTCTGCGACTGGTTGAGTGCGTCGCGGTTGATCTGATCCCAGCCTGGGAACGAGATGTAGCCGCCGATGCTGCTGCGCTGTGGCGGCTGCAACGCGCCGGGCAGCAGCGGCTCCCCCCGCTTGAATGCATCGAATGCCGCCGTCAGACGATCGAGGATGCTCGCCATGTTCGCTCCTAGCTGAACGCGCCGAGAGCGCTCGACGCTCTGCCGGCATGATAATGCGCGATAGCCAGCGCGATGACGTGGTCATCGTGCGAGCCGCTTGGCGCATTATAGGTAATTGCGCCGGACTTCGTCGTCTGCGCTTCGTACGCTTCCAACTCGTTAATCAGCAGGTCATCGGCAACGATCGTGATCCGTTCCTGCTCGAATGCCAGCGCCAGCGCGTCAATGATAACCGGCTTTGACTGGGCCGTCGTCTGAAAGCCGCGCACCGGCAGACCGTTGCGACTGAGTGCCTCCAGCAGCGGCCCACCGATGCTGTTCTGCTCGACGTACAGCACCGGCCGGTTAAAGCGCTGCCAGATACCGTTGATTCGCTCAAGCTGCCGGTGGTAGTCCATCTTCGCGAACGACTCAACCGCCACGCAGGCCGACAACGTCGCGTCCCAGACTGCGACAACCGTGCGGTCTGTCACGCGGCCCCAGTCGATGCCGAGGACGTAGGCGTGACCGTCGATGCCGCGCTCCTGGCGTTCGGCTGTTGCCAGCCGGCGCACGTTCGTGAACACGCCACCGCCGTCGTCGACGAACTCGGCCAGCCACTCCTGCCGATACGTCCGGTTGCTCACGCGCAGCGCGGCATCCTCTGCCGCCCGCTGGATCGCTGGGATGGGATTGGCCGACGTCGGCGCGCGGAAGGATGCGTAGCCGCGCTCACCGGCCTGCCCGCGCTGCCATTCCCGCCAGAACCAGTTTCTGCCCTTCGGCGTCGAGATCAGGATGATGCGGCCGTCGCGGTCGGCCAGCGTCGGCAGCAGCACGTCGGTGTACGTCTCCTCACGCACCATCGCCGCTTCGTCGACCACCACCACGTCGAAGGCCTCGCCGCGGAGTGCGACGTCGTTGTCGGCTGAGTAGACCGACAGCCGGCCGCCCGACGGGAACTCGATTACCCGCTCGGTGCGGTTGACGCGCAGGCTGCCGGAGACCGGCGCCGTCAGCGCCTCAGCGAACCGCCACGGCGCGCGCGCATTTTTGTACGTGGGCACCACCCAGGCTACGGCGCCGCCGAGGTCGGCTACCGTCAGCGCGTAGACGCCGGCCATGTAGGTCTTGCCCCAGCGCCTGCCCATGGCCACGCATTTAATCGTCGCGTCCGTCTTCAGGATCTTCAGCTGATCCGGCCGTAAGCGCGGCAGCGACGGCGCTGTGGTTGAAGACGGAGAGCTTGATCGGGCCGCCGTCCGGCCCGCTGTGCGTGTTCCGGTTTTCATTGACCTTGCGTCCATACATGTCCGGGTAGCGACGCTCAAGCTTCCACGCGGCTGCCGGCCAGTTGCCGTCTGCCGCTGCCTGCTCGATCATCTTCAGCCACTTCGCGGTTGCCGCGCCTTCGGCGTGCTTGACCGCGAGGAACAGCTCACGCTCTGGGCCGGACGTGGCGGTTTCACCATTGATCATCCAGACACGGAAGCTGCTGTATGATACGCCGGCGTAGTTGCACGCCAGCTCGTACGTGCCGCCGAGGCTGATCGATTCGATCAGTTTCTCCAGCGATTCGGCTGTTAATTTTCGTGGTCTGCCGCCTGCCATTTGTTGTCTCCAGCAACTTTAGGAAGCATCAGTCTTCTTCGTCGCCTTGAATGCCGAGAATCAGCCGCTGCGCCATCAGGGTGATGATGTTGGAGCGGAGGACGTCATCATCTGAGCCGATGTCCAGCGTCTCGGCGAAGGTGTTGAGCAGCTGCGCGATCATACGCATCCGTCGCACCTGCTCGTCGTATTCCATCCGTTCGATCGCGTTCATGGCATGATCCAGCGGGCCAGCATATTGGCAACCACGGTGACGACGAGCATCCCGACGGTACCGTAGGCGATCAGACGTTCGTAGCGGCCCTCGATGTGGCGCAGGCGTTTGTCGATCTCCTCGAAGCGCATGTCGCCGCCCTTGAGTTCCTTGAGAACTTGCTCCATCTTTGTTTCAAGTCTGGTGATCGACTTGAGGAGTTCGGTTGATTCGTCCGCCACCGCGGCCCTCCGGCTTGTCTGCTGGTTGTCCGATGCGGAGACTATAGCAGAATCTGATCAACGATGCGCTTGATGCTTTCGTGCACAGCCTCGACGCTGCGGTCGGCATCGACGATGTGCCAGTCGTTGGCATCGGCCAGGGCGAGGTAGCCGTCGGCCACGTTGCGCATGAACTCGCCGTGGTTGCGGAGATAGAGCATGCGATCGGCCGGACTGCAGCGGTTCTCAGCAATCGCCGGATCAGCATCGAGCAGGATGACGGGAGCGTTGCGCATGGTCTCGCTGAGCTGATAGCGCACGATGCGTTCGACATGATTGATGCGGTTGTGGCCGTAGCCCTGATAGGCCAGGGTAGAGCCGTAGCCGCGGTCCAGCAGGACGACGTAGCCCTGCCGGGTAGCCGGGTAGCAGATGCGGTCGTTGATCTGGCGGAGGGCAGTGACGTGCCAGAGGAGATCGGCCTGCAGCGACAGGTCAGCCGGCCGGTTGAGGCCGCTGTCATCGGGATTGCTGACGATCATCGACCGATGGCCGAGTTGCGTCAGATACTGGTGCAGCAGCGCGACCTGCGTCGACTTGCCGCTGCCGTCGATACCTTCGAAGATGACGATCATAATCAGTCCTGTTACTGTCCCTCACCGTGGACAGGGGCGGTTGAGAGGTGGCGATAGGCGTGGGTAGCCTGGGACGCGATAGCGGCCCATGCGGCAGTGACGGCGGGGTCAGCGGCCGGGCCGCCGAGCAGCTGCGCGGTGTAGGCGGCTGCCGTGGCAATCAGGCCGCTGAGGAGCAGCGTGATCCAGCGGGCATACTGTGGCGCGTGGAGGTAGCGGCCGGCCGGAGTCTGAGCACTGATTTGATCGCGTAGCCAGTCGAAGAGCACGGACGCCGCGTAGCCGGCCCCGGCGATCGTCGTCAGCTCAATCAGCAGTTCCATTCGGCTCCTCCTGCGGTTGCGTGATGGTCTGTTCGCGCTCGGCCAGCATCTGCTGCAGACGTGCGGCCTCGGTGGGCAGGTCGATGTACTGATCGATGGCGTTGACAGCGTTCTGCACCGCGATGCTGAGGCTGCGATAGTTGCCGGGCATCGACAGGACGTGTGCGCCGTCGCGTGTGACCTTATAGTCGAACAGATCCGTCTGCCACTGGAAGACGGTGATCATGTGGCCGCGATAGGGGCCTTCGAAGATTTGTTTCATACAGCCTCCGGAAGCTGACAGCGTGTTTGATTGCGTGGCAACCAGTAAGACGGACGAATGCCGAACAGGACACCGTCTGCAGCCGGGATTGCGCGCATCAGCTTACCATCATCATTATAGACGCTCCAGTCAGCATGATGCGGTGCAACATCCCAGCGCAGTACGGCGCCGTGACCTTGCGACACCTTTTTGCCGAGATGCGTGGCATGCGCCAGCAGCTGCTCAATGCGTACCGGATCGCCGACAACGTACCAGGTGACTGACAGCGCGTGACGATAGTACATCGGCATGCGATAGGCTTTGTACGTGTTTTGCTCAACAATGATCTTGCCGCGCCGGCCTTGAAAGTCGATCAGATCGCTGTGACGTTGGTCGAAGCGCTTTACCCAGTGATCGGTACCGTCGACGTGAGGGGTTGACCATTGAGCGAATGATGCCGCGTAGAACCACGGCTGGTATGGGATGTGCGCACGCTTGAGCGGCAGTTCGATG